ACTCCACAGCAGAAAAAGGATTAAATGAATATACACCATTCCGTGTAGATTGGTGGGATGTACCAGGTAGAGATGAAGCCTGGATGAGACAGGAGGTTTCAAACTTAGGATCAGAGGAGGCGTTTAACCGTCAATATGGTAATCAATTTATTGCAAGTTCATCATTATTATTAGGAGCAGATAGTCTTAAAAAATTACAGAAAGAACAGAAGGAATTTGTGCATAGAGAAATTCCAGAATTTGAAGACGAATCTGTTGACTATTCAGGTCTTTTATGGGATCCTGATTTTAATATAGAAGAAGTTGAAGAAGACACAAATTATTGGGTATTTTCAATTGATATTGCAGAAGGTAATGGTGGTGACTATTCTATCATAAATATATTTAAGATAGAGTTAATGGAAGAGAAGGACTGGAAACGAGTAACATCACCAGGTTCTTTTACCGACTTTTTTAGATTAAGGCAGGTTGGTAGATTTAGAAGTAATGAACATACCATTGAAGAATTTGCAAAAGCAGTTTACATTTTATCATTTGACATGTTTTATTCGGAGAACTTAAAACTTATAATTGAGTGGAATATGTTTGGTGGAGAACTTATACGAAGGTTAGAAACTGTATTTCCACAAAGGAATGACTTTGATGAAGAAATGGTTGTTAAGTTTAAACATAGAATAGATGCAAAGGTTAAAAACTTTGGACTTAAAATCAAAAAAGATAACAAACCAATTTTTTGTCAAAACTTTAAAAAATGTATTACGCAAAATAAAATCATACTTAGAGATAAAAAAACAGTATATGAAGCATCAACCTTTGGTAAATTACCAAATGGATCTTACGCAGGTCAATTGGGTAACGATGACCTTATTATGACGAGTATAAATAGTTCTGAATTCTTCTTTACGCTAGACTTTTCTGACTTTGCCGAAGAGATATATGATCAGATCGATGATAGTATTCAAGAAAAGATTGATACTATACTGGAGAAAGACTCTAAGGGAGGAAATCTAAATTATGATATTTATGATCTCGTGTAGAAAAGTATATCTACCTTGAATATATAAAAAAAGAAATAAAAAAAAATATATTATAAGATGGCACTAGATCCTAAAATCGCTTCTCTTAAAGCTGCAGGTACATATCGCTTCGAGTTTGATAAAAGCCAAGTGGTTAGCATCCCTGCGAACCAAACACGATTAGTCGTAGGCTTTTCTAAAAAAGGTCCTTTCAATACGCCAGTTTTTGTTCCTGATACTGCTTTCTTTAAGCAAGTATTCGGTGATATCGACAGAAACCTTGAAAGAAAAGATTCATATTTCCACAGAAGCTGTTTAGCAGCATTGGAAAGAGGACCAATTCTTGCTCTTAACCTGTTGGCATTAGACTCTAACGACAATGTTGACTACATTAAGTTAGGCACTTCTGCAACACCAGAAGCACAGAATAATGCAGGTGGAACTGCAGAATATCAAAAGTTTTATAACCGAGATAAATTCTTCTTCCCTGACACTGACGCATTCTTAGATAATGTTGGTGCAAATAGAACAACATTAAGTTCTCTTACTACTAATGACCTATTGGATTTTGTTAATTTAGGACAAAACCCAGTATCTATTATTGTTAAGAAAGCTGCGAATGCAAATGTTTCTTCATTCAACGTTACTGTTGAAGAATGGTATGGTGCTGCAAATGTACCAGGATTCTTAAATAAAGACAGTTTAATCTCTGACTTTATGGTTGACGTATTTATCCTTGGTGGTAACTTCGGTGGAGACTTTAATTCAGCTACACCTTACGAAAGATTTGAAGCTGATCCAACATTCCAACCTTACTTTGATAAAACATTAGGAATCAAAAGAAAGAAATTTGATTCTGACACAACTGATACTCTTTTACAAGAGTTCTTTAATGAAAGTGAAGTTAACGTAATTGCAACTTATACTGCATGTTTACTTCCAGATTTCGTAGATCTTATCGGTAGAAATCTTTTCATTGAAAATGTAATTAACGCAGACACTGCTACAACTGGTTTATTCTGTACTGTTAACGAAGATCTTTTTAGTGGAGATTTTCTTATTGATGGTGTACCTGGTGGTATTGATTTAATTGGACATAATATTGAATATGCTCAAACTAGCGGTATTCAAGATGATGTTAATTTCTTATCTTACCATGCACCTATTGTATCTGATCTTTCTTATGCAAGAGCTGCACAGGTTACAAACACTGCAACTAAAACAACTGAAACTATTAACGTAAGTTCAATCACCGGTGGTAATATTCAAATTACTGTGGTAGGTGCTTCTGGTGATGATGTTTATGATGCATTTGCAAGTATGACTGCAAACAGTGCAACTGCGGTAGGTTCATTTATTAAAGGCGCTATTAGTGGAAAGTATATCCCAGTAGTATCTGTTAATATAACAAGTACAACTGTAACTGTTACTGTATCTGCAGTAGGTGGTATTGTAACTGGAGATTTTCCAACGGCAGCTTCTACTGTATACACATACATTAATGAAGAAGACTTTAACTTTACAGTTCAAGAATTTGATAACGCATCTACTAATTCACAAATCATAGGTTCTTACGGAAGTAATCTTTATACTCAAGCCGCAAACGGTACTCTTACTGATGGTGATGAAGCTGTTTATGAAATCGCTACTGTTGAGTATTCTTCTTATTTAGTATTTAATACTGTTGATTATGGATTTATTCATACTGGTGTTCCAACAACAGGTGTTAATAAAGTTGCAATCTCTGACCCTGCATATTATTTGCCTGCTATTAGAATTAACGCATACCAAGAAGACCAATTCGTAAATGCTACACCAAAATCACAATTTAATATTGATGGTACTGGTAATTTTGTTAATAAAGCTGGTGGTCTTTATGGTCTAAATACCTTAGGAATTCAAACTCTTAAAGGTGCAATTAATTTAGGAATAGATATCTTAGCTGATTCTACAACTGAACCTCTATTAAAACCTAACCAAATACTTATCGCAAGTACTTCACCAGAAGCCGCTGATATTATTGTAGGAAATTACTTGTTAAACTTCGAAGGTTCTCTTGCAGTTCCTCACTCAAGATTAACTAGAATCAATGAAGTACAAGGTGGTAAAACTACTACACAGTTTCCTATTATTCCTCTTGCTACAACTGCATTGCTTATAACATGTCAATCAGAAATTTCTGTTACGACTGTAGGACCGACTAAAAAGGTTGAGTTATACTACCCGGTTGATACTTGGGTTGATTACTTAAACATCTTTACTCTTGATGGTTTTGTATTAGACGTTACTAAGCATGTACCAAACGGAACAAACGAACGTCAAAATCAAATCTTAAATGGTACCTTAAATGGAACTAATCTATTTAAAGCATTAACAGATAGAGAGACAATTAATTTCCGTTACATTGTAGATACATTTGGAAACGGTATTGAAAGTGGATCTAAAGCAATTTATACTAATTTATGTCAAACTAGAAAGAATGCATTTGCTATCATAAATGCCCCTTCTGCTAAAGACTTTAAATCTAATATTGATCCTTCTTTCGTTGATGCAACTGGAGCACTATCATCTAGATTTATTTCAACTGGTGGTGATTTAAGTAAAAATCCAACTGTTAGATATTCTTTACCTTCATCTACTCAAGGTGGAAGTTGGGGAGCATTCTATTATCCAAACTTGGTAGTAAGAGATTTAGGAAAGAACATGATAGTTCCACCTGCTGCTTATGTATCTAACAACTTTATCGCTAAATATGAAAACGCATTACCTTGGTCACTTGTTGCAGGTGTTCGTAGAGGTGTCGTAGGTGGTACTGGTGTTGTAGGATTAGAAATAAACCTAGATAATGAAGATAGAAATTACCTAGAGCCATTTGGATTGAATCCAATCATTTTCCAAAGCGGAACTGGTCCAACTATCTTTGCAAATAAAACTGCACAACAAACTCCAAAATCTGCATTAAGTTCAATTAACGTTAGAGAGGTTGTAATTTACATACAAGATGGTATTGATGCAATTCTTAAAAACTACTTATTTGAATTCAATACACCACAAACACGTTTAGAAATTAAAACTCTTGCTGATAACTTCTTAGCAACTGTACAAAATGACGATGGTGTTTATGACTACAGAAACATTATGGATGAAACTAACAATACACCTGATGTTATTGATAACAATATTGGTATCCTAGATACTTATATCGAACCTGTAAGAGGTATGGAGATTCTTGTACAAAGAACTACAATTCTTAGAACTGGGGCAATAAGTACTGGAAATTTCCAATAATAAATAACTAAAGAGAATAAATAAAAAAATAAGATAAGCTATGCCATTACCACATTACACACAGTCTAGGGCAAGTACTCAGAAATTTGAACCAATTTACCCTAACTTATTTGAGGTTACTATATTTTCTCCAGCCGGAGATGATACGGGTTTAATTTTGGAACATGTTAAAACAATCGGTGGTTTAA